AAGACCATCCGCCGGCCCATCGATACCAAGAATATCGAAAAGGGCCTGATCAAGGTGAAGATCCCCACCACCGAGCGCCTGCAGCAGCTGCTGGATCGCGGCGTGGTGGCCCAGACCGCGCTGGAAAAGCGGGTGCTGGATGACGGTTTCACCGTGAGCGAGGAAGTCTTTACGCGGTCCAAGGTGGCCAAAAACGAGGTGCTTGCCACCGGCAAGATGACCATCAAGGAAAACAACCTGGACATCACCATTGATTATGGCGTACCCCAGGACAATGTGAACCTGACGCTGGACTTCGGCGCGGGCGCGGAAAAGCCGCTGTTCGAACAGCTGGAAGACCTGCTGGAAGCAGCCGTGGCGAAGGGAGTCACCCTGAACGGCATCTACACCAGCAAGGCCATGCTGAGCGCCATGCGGAAGGATTCCAGCTTCCAGAAGGCCGTGAACGGCTATGTGATGGACGGCCAGATCCTGCGCGAGAGCGCGTTCAAGGCCTTCCTAAACGAGGAGCTCGGCATCAACCGGGTGATCACCAACGATAACCAGTACAGCCTGCCGCTGACCGAAGGCAGCGACGGCCGTCCTGTGACCGACGCCCGGAGGTTCTACCCCGCCAACAAGATCACCTTCTTCGCCGGTGACGGGAAGATCGGTGACGGTCTGTGGGGAGATCCGCCCACCGTCCGTGCAAACAACTTCATGGCCGGAGCCACGAACGCCGAAGCGAGCCAGTCCTCCCCGTTCGTGTACGTGAGCCAGTATGTCGAGAACGATCCTGTGATCGTCTGGACGAAGGCTGAAGGCCTGTTTGTGCCGGCGCTGTTCAACCCGACCGCGCTGTTCATCGCCACCAAGACCGCCACGACCGGCGGCTGATGAAATACATCAGCACAGGGACATGGCGTGACCTGACGGACGGCCATCTCTACCACGAAGGGGAGCCATTCCCCTTCGACGGCAGGGAGGTCGCTCCAGAACGCATCACGGAGCTCGAAACCGCGCAGAATCGGGCGGGATTCGCGCTGATCCGGGCGGAGGACGTGGCGGACGAGGGAGCGGAAGCCCCGAAGGCGGAAGCGCCTGAAAAGGCCCCTGAAGAAGCGAAGAAACCCGCGGCGAAGAAAGCCGCACCCAGGAAGACCACAACGAAGAAACCCGCGAAGAAGTAAGGAGAGAGAGCGACATGCTGCAGCAGGTGATGGAATCGATCAACAATTACTTCGTGCCGATCAGCGCGAAGCTGGTGACCTATACCATCGCGGACGGCATGATCACCCCGGACTTCGGAGCGGAGGATGGCGACCGGTTCCTGATCTGCGGAAGCAGAAGAAACGACGGCGTCTATACCTGGCACAGCGATTATATCGCCGATGACGACGATGCAAATGTGGCGGGGCTCCGGGACGAAACGTTTGCCGGAACGATACGCGTATGCAGTGTTCCTCCTGCGCTGCTTGCGCTGTCCGGAGAGATCAGTCAGTGGGTGGCAACCTTCGGCGGGCAGCTGTCGAGTCCGCTGGCGAGCGAAACATTCAACGGCTACAGCTACACGCTGAAATCCGGCGGAGGATCAGGAGGGAACGGCCCGCTGACATGGCGGGACCAGTTCGGGAAGCAGCTTGACAGATACCGGAGGCCGTGCCTATGAGCCTGATGGATGAATACAACGCCCCGTGCGTGCTGCTGGTGAAGACCATCAGCCCGGACCCTGTGGGCGGGTACAAAACCGAATGGACGGACGGCACGGGCTTTGACGCGGCCTGGGAATACCAGAGCGCGCCGGAAATCATCGTGGCGGAAAAGGAGGGCGTGGCGCGGACATATCGCATCTATGTCGACAAAACGCTGAACCTGGACTATCACGACGCTTTCCGAAGGACCGACAACGGACAGATCTATCGGGTGACAAACCCGGGAACCGACCGGAATACGCCTTCCTTCAGCCGGCTGAACAAGCGGCTGATCGAGGTGGAAAAGTGGGAACTCCCGCATGAGGAGGAGGACGGGAATGTATAAAACGGCAGCAGCGCTGAAAGATTTCTTTTCAGGCTTCGGCCTTCCGGCGTACACGGAGGACTCCGTGCCGGACAATGCGACCCTCCCATATATCACGTACTCGGCCGGGGTACCGGAATGGAACCAGAAGGCCTCGATGTTTGCCCAGGTGTGGGACCGGACGAAGTCCAACGCGGGCATCATCAAAAAGGCGGACCAGATCACTGCGGCCATCGGCGAAGGGAGACGGATTCCCTTTGCGGGCGGATACCTTGTCATCTGGCCGGAGACGCCCCTGACCCAGATCCGGGTAGACGGGGATTATCGGTCGGCCTATATCAATCTTTCCATCAATTCCTACAATTTGCCCGGCGTCTGACGCCTGGGGGGAAGGAGAAACTATGATGAAACTGAATCTGCAGATGTTTGCCGCGCCCGGCTCCACCAGCGCGCTGCGCGAGGAGACCTTTGACAACCTGCAGCTCAACGTCGGGATCTTCGTTAAGAACTTCGACTACTCCGAGCTGACGGATGCGGCGGCGGTCCTGGACGCGATCGATGACGAGCTGGAAAGCGGCGAGAATCTGCTGGGCGCGACGCGCGGAGGCGGCGCCTTCAACGTTTCCAGGGAAATGCGGACGCCCCAGGTCGACGGCCTGCGGTACCGTTTCAAGGGCGGGAACTTCGTGGACAGCTCTGACCCGTACATTTCCACGAGCCTGGTGGAGGCCACGCCGCAGAACTTCGCGACGGCCCTGGGCGCGGAACTGGACACCGAGGGGAAAGTGACCACCCTGAAGATGCCCACGGGCATCGCTGACAGCGCATACCTGGACAACCTCTGCTGGGTGGGCGACCTGGCGGACGGCCGGGTGGTGCTGATCCGGCTGGACAACGCGCTGAACACGGCGAACTTCAACTTCACCTTTACGGACAAGGGGGAGGGCGTCATGTCGGTAGAGTTCCACGCGTGCCAGGGAAGTGTGCATGATTACGATTACGCGCCTTTCGAGGTGGTCTGGTTCGGTACTGATGAGGAAGCGGAAGCGATTACCTGGACGTCCGCGGCAGGAACGAATGTGGGCGGCACGAAGATCACTACGACTCATTCCAAGGGGTCAGGGAATAAGTACGTATACAAGATCGGAAACACGGCTCCTGCGATTACCAACGAGCCCCCGGACTACACCTGGACGGAGTGGGATGGCAGCGCAGATATTGCAGTCGGAACCGGCAATAATGGCAAGAAGATCACGATTGCGGAGGTCAATACCAGCGGGCATGTTGTCGCAAGCGGCAATGTTACCCTGGTCGTGAAAACCGCGTAAAGCAACCCAACACGGGGCGAGGGAGGTTCCCCGCCCCGCGCATTTTTTGTGAGGAGGACAGAAAATGAGCAATAACCGGAACGAACTGGCCGAGAAGATGGAGATCGTCGGCCGGATCTTTGAGATCGACGGGATGCCGGAGCTTCTGCGGAAGTTCGAGGCAAAGGAAGAAGGCGGCAAAAAGGTTCCGCTGAGCGTTGTGAAATTCAACGCGGTAGTGATCCAGGTGAGCGCGCTGCTGCTCCAGGCGGATAAAACCCTGGCGGATAAGGTGATCGCCATGAGCACGAAAAAGACAGACGCGGAAGTCCAGAAGATGGAGGACGGCGATTACGCCGCAGCGCTGCGGACGGCGATCATCACGGATGTGCTGGGTTTTTTCGTGTCGTCTCAGCCTTCGGCTGGGAAACGGTAACCTACTGCGTATACGCATTCAAACCGCTGAGCCTGGGGGCGCTGATCCGCCTGGTCGAGTATGAGGCAAACGGGCGGAGTGCCCGGTTTGAACGATACGCGGCGGAGATGCTGTATATGCTTGCGGCGGGGAGCCACATCGACACGGACCGGACAAAGCGCTTCGGCGATCAGCTGGCGAGCCTGTACGCAGACCCGTTCAAAAAGGCGAAAAAGCCTATGAGCGCGGCCGAGATCAAGGGGTATATCCGCGGCAAGATACGCAAACTAAGAAAGAAGGGGGACTGATCGATGGATCTGATGACGCTTGCGGCGAAGATCACATTGGACGACAGCTCTTTCAAAAGCGGAATAGAATCCGCGGAGGGCGCCGGGCAGCGGCTTTCCGGGCGGCTGAACGCAATGACGATCGCGGTCGGAAATATCATGACCGACCTGGTCCGCAAGGGATTTGACACGATCAAGGGCCTGACCACCGGCGCGGTGGACGCTTTTGCGGACTACGAGCAGCTGGTCGGCGGCATCGAAACGCTGTTCAAGGGCTCGTCCGACAAGATGATGAAGTTCGCGAAGGAAAGCTACCGGACAACCGGGCTCTCCGCGAACCAGTACATGGAGACGGTGACGAGCTTCTCCGCTTCCCTGCTGCAGGGCCTGGGCGGAGACACGGAGCAGGCGGCCGAGATCGCGAACATGGCGGTCCAGGACATGGCCGACAACGCCAACAAGCTGGGGACGGACATGTCCTCCATCCAGACGGCGTACCAGGGCTTTGCGAAGCAGAACTACACGATGCTGGACAACTTAAAGTTGGGT